CAATGGCGACCCGTATCCGACTAGTTCCTTAATTGTTGAAACTGGCGGGCTTACTTCCGCGATTCGTGGTAAGCAACACATCACACCCGATGGCGAAATATTAAGGCCCGACTTTGTAATAATTGATGACCCACAAACAACGGAGAGCGCCAACTCAGTCACACAGATTGCAAAGCGCGAGGAATTAATTAACAAAGATGTTTTAGGCTTGGCTGGTGCAGACAATAGAATTGACGGCGTTTGCCCTTGCACAATTATCGCACCCGATGACTTAGCTGCGAAGCTTTTGGATAGAAAGATTTCTCCAAGATGGCGCGGCGAGATTTACCAAATGATGCGCAAGATGCCTGTTAATTTGGACGCGTGGGAAGCTTACAGAGATTTATATTTTGATGCTTTACGAGCTGATGAATACGACGCTAAAAAAGTTAATGATTATTATTTAGAGAACCGCGAAACTTTGGACGAGGGCGGGGAAGCTTCCTGGGATAAGCGAAAGACAGAACACGAGGTAAGCGCGATCCAGCACGCTATGCACTTATACTTAGAGGATGAGGAAAGCTTTTTTTCTGAGTATCAAAACGCGCCGAAAGAGAAAGATATAGGCCGACGATTAAAGCCTAAAGAAGTTCAGAAGAAAATCAACGGATATAAAAAGCTAGTGATTCCTCAGCAGTGTAACGACCTCACGGCTTTTATTGACGTGCAAGACGATTTATTATGGTACGCGGTTATTGCCTGGGAGAAAGACGCAACTGGTTATGTAATTGACTACGGAGCTTTCCCCGATCAAAAAATGAATTATTATACAAACGTCAGCGCGAAGTATAGACTAAAAACAACATACCCACACACGACCGATTTAGGAGGCAGGTTATTCGCTGGGCTTACTGATTTATGCGACAGGATGTTAGAGGAGCGAGAACGGGACGACGGTGTATTAATGACTGTAAATAAGGTTTTAATTGATGCGGGCTGGGGTTTGTCCACTAAAAAGATTTATCAATTTTGTAGGGAATATGGAAGGGCTGAAGTTTTGCCTTATATGGGTTTCGGTATTAAAGCATCATCTAAACCAATGAGCGAATATAGTTGCAACAGTGGTGAAATGAATTTTAATCATGCCCGTTTAAGTGTTCCAAAGGATCAAAAAATAAGACGTATTGATTGTGACGTTAATTATTGGAAAACAGTGGTCGCGGAGCGCTTAGGGTTGGCCAACGGATCAAAAGGCGGATTAACTCTATTTAAAGAGCGACCGGAGCGCCATAAAATGTTTGCGGAACAAATGACCAGTGAGATGAGCATACTAGTCAAATCCCCAACTCGAGAAGTTGACGAGTGGAAACACCCAAACAGATCGCGAGACAATCACCTTTTTGACTGTGTTGTTGGTGCTAGTGCTGCGGCGGATATGATCGGAATAAAACCCGATAATGACAAGCCTAAGATGATGACCAAGGGCGAACGATTGAGAAGAAACCGACGAAGCAAAGTTAAATATTTATAGGAGAATAAAAAGTTGAAAAAGAAAAATAGAAGCGAACTAACCAGCTTAATAATGTTGAATTTAGTGTTTATTGTTGTGTTTGGTTTTTTGGATCAAAAAGAATTGTTTTTTATAGCAATGATACAAGCGGGATTATGCACCGCGCTAAGGGCTTTTTTAAATGACAGTAAAAACAATAATTGAAAAACCATTATCAATAAGTAAATTATATAAAAAACAAAATAGGGTACAACCATGACAGAAGCACCAAAGAAGAGACGCGGAAGACCGGCAAAGAAAAAGAAAGAGGAAGTGCAGGAAGCACCCGCTTTTTTAGATGAGCCAAAGCCAAAGAAAGAAATCAAGCAGACTAAGCGCGACTATAAAAGACCGTCAATCGAAGCTTTAAAAACTCCTTGTATTCACTGCGGTAAAACTGATTTAATCACAATAAAAACCGATGACCCTATAAAAGTTTGCCACAGGGTAAACGGGAAAACTTTTAATACATTGATTCGTCGGTTGGCTAAGTGTAAGTCATGCAATAAACACAATTCAATAAATGGCTACGAGATTAGATAAAACTAATTTAAAGCGGTTTGATTAAAGGTTAAGTATAGATTTTATACTTGATCTTTTTTTGTGTCTTTGAAAGTTGTTTTTAGCTAGCTTACTTTTTTAAAAAGTGAGATTTTAATACATGCCCACAAACACAGAACGACTAGACGCACTTAAAGAAGCTATCTACTCCGGCGCTACATCTATACAGCTCGACGGCCAAACCGTTACTTATAGAAGTTTGTCCGAAATGGAACGTATTGCGCTTAAACTTGAAAACGAGATAAGTGGAATTAACAAACGGCCAAAAATTGCCAGTATGGGCGCAACATTGAGGAATCAATAAAATGGGTTTTCTAAGCGGATTATGGGGCGGTAAAGATTACAATTCTCTAAAGGGCGGCGACCGCAAACCACTACGAACCAAAACTGGCCCTAGTGAGTTACACCTAGGCCAAAGCGCGAGAAAAAGTGCTATTGGTAACACGCGGGATTTGCGCAGAAACTTTGCGGTCGCTGCCTGGGGGATTCGCAAGCATTTAGATTATGTTTCAGACTTTAGATTTAAAGCTATGGGTGACGATGAGCAATTAAAGGATTACTTGTCTCGAAATGTTGCTAAGTGGTCGAACAAATCACAATTTGATCAAAGCGGAAGATTTAATTTAAAGAAAGCTTTGCGATTAATGGAAGCCTCGCGATTTGTAGACGGCGATGTATTTGCATATAAATTAAGAAACGGAAAAGTTCAGTTAATCGAAGCCGATCGCGTCAAGAACATGAAGAAGGACGGCGACACAGAACCAAAAAATAAAAGCTGGGTTCAAGGTTTATTAATTGATGACGCGACGCAAAGAATCGAAAAGATTAGAGTCGGAAAGCGCGACAGCTCCGGCAATATTTCTTTTTTAGCGGATCTCAATAAGCGCGATGTGCTACACCTGGCATATGTCGAACGTATTGACCAATGGCGCGGAATCAGCCCTTTATTAAGTGGTATGTCGATTTTTCAAGACCAAGCCGAGGCGAGCGAATACGCATTAGCAAAACTTAAAATTTCTCAGTTGTTCGGAATTGCTTTCCATAGAGACGGCGACGAATCAATGGGCGACATGATGAATAATGGGACTTCGCTTGATGATGTTTTAGACCCCGCCGATACTAATCCAGCCGGCTATGATGTAAATCTAGGCAAAGGCCCTTTTCAGTTGGATTTAGATCCAGGCGATAAAGTTGATTTATTGGAGAGTCAAAACCCAAGCAATCAAGCGCAAGATTATATGTTGATGATGATTGAGATGGCATTAAAGACCTTGGACTTCCCTGTTAATTTTTACGATGAGTCAAAAGCAAACTTTGCCGGTTCACGCGGTGCGATGATCAATTATAGAAAATCAACATTAAGTAAAAAGGCCGATTTAATCGAGTTTTTGAATGCGTGGTTTATGTTTAAAATTGATTGGGCAATAGCTAACGGCGACACGTATTTAGCCGAGCAGAAAGAAAATATTCGCTTTGAGTGGGTTAGTTCCGGCTTTGAATGGTGGGACACTTTAAAGCAAGCTAAAGGCGCTCGTGAAATGATCTCAATGGGTTTAGATTCTCCGCAAAGAGTGGCCAAAGAAATCGGCACAGACTTTTACGAAAATATTAACGAGTTGGCGGCCGCTAAGAAATACGCCGAAGAGAAAGGCGTTGATTTATCTTTGGGTTTAGTTGAGCCAGTAATAGAAACGGCAACCGAAGAGATGCCTGAACAAGAGGATAGAAAATAGATGAAAAATATATCAAGAATGATTTTCAATGAACCACACCTTATACACCAAGGTAGTTTAAACAATATTTTACACGCAGTAAAAGACCGATTAGACTTCAATTTTACGGGCGAAAAAATGGACGGTGTTCAGCTTATCGAGAATGAGTCTTTTCAATATACTGTAATTGATAATGTTGCTTTTATTCCTTTACAGGGTGCTTTAGTCCATAAAGGTTCTGCCATGGATGCTATGTGTGGAATAATGAACTATGCAGAGATTGGCAACATGCTCAATACAGCTATAGCGGACCCGCAAGTAACTAAAATTGTTTTCGATTGCAATAGCGGAGGCGGAACAGTAGCGGGTGCTTTTACTTTAGCGGAAAAAGTTTTCAACAGTCGCGGTGATAAGGAATTAATTGCGGTGGTAGATGAGGCGGCTTATTCAGCTTGTTATCTAGTTGCAAGCGCCTGCGATAGAATTGTACTTTCAAAGACTTCGGGTGTTGGCTCTATTGGGGTTGTCAGCGCACACCATGACTATTCTGACGCATTAAAAAGCGAGGGTGTAGCCGTTACTTATGTTTACGCAGGCGACAAAAAAGTTGACGCAAACCCATACGAAGCACTCAAAGACTCCGCAAAAATTGACATGCAAAACCGAGTTGATAAATTTTACAATATGTTTGTAAATGAAGTATCAAAAAACAGAGGTATAAGCGATGAAACAATCATTGGAACTCAAGCCGGTATTTACATTGGTGAAGATGCCGTAAAAATTGGCTTGGCTGATGAGGTTGTTAACTTAAACGATTTCTACAAAGATCTAAGTATTGAAACAAAAAACAAAGGTGCATTTATGAGTGCAGATAAAATAGAAGAAAACAAAGTGGCAGAAGTTGCAGAAGTAGCACAACCAGCCGAAGAGGCAAAGCAAGAAATCGCAGAGCCTAAAGAAGAATTAAAAGCCGAAGCTAAGACGGAAGAAGTCGAAGCAGTTGCCGAGGTTGCAGAAGTTGAGCAAAATGCCGACTTGAAAAAATATATGCAATCATTCGGGGACGCAGAAGGCGCAAAAATGTTTGTGCAGGGCATCACCTTTGAAGCCGCACAACAGCAACACATTACTAGCCAAAATGAAAAGATTGAAAACCTCGAAGCAAAAATTGCCGAGCAATCACTCATCATTGAAGCTGGTAAGAAAGAAATCGGCGGTGAAGCCTTACAACTTGGCGCAACAGAACCCAAAGAAGTTAAAAAAAGCTTTGTTCGTTTCGCTGAATAAATAAAAAATAAAGAGGACATTTAAAAATGGCTAATAACATGAAAACAGTATCGGAAGTAGTAGCAATCAACGGCGCAGATTTTGACGCTGGCGAATTTTCCGACATCCTAAACGACGCACCTGCACTCGCTGCAATGGGTGTAAAAGAGTCCAGCAATGGACAGCAACACAAATATGTTAAAAAGACTGCTGCGCCTATCGTCGGTTTTATCGGTAACGGAACTGGTCGAGATTTCAGTAAATTAACTTCTATTCCAGTTACAGAAGACCTTGAAGCAATCGACGGCTCAGTAATGATGCCAAAAGTTGCGGCTGATGCTTCTGATGACCGCGAGGGTACAATTCAGACCGAAATCATGGAACACTTAAAAGCTTCAATGTTTGAGTGGGAAAAGCAAATCTTCAACGGAACAAATAACAGCGCGGCAGGTTTCAACGGTTTTGCTGATGTAGTTGCTGACACTTCTGATTCTCAGTATCTTAACGGCGGTGGCACTGGTGGTGGCTCAGTTTATACATCGGTTTATATGGTTCGTGTAAATGGTTCTGTTAATGGTATCGCGCCAGTAATGAACTAT